CCGGACTTATTGCTTCTGGTGCAGCAGCGGCCGGAGGCGGGGTTGTCGGAGGAGCAACACTCATAAGTGGAGGAATTGACGCTTATCATGCAATTAAATCCGATGAGGCGGCAGAAAAGAAGGCTTATGGAACATCAGCAGGATTAAAAGTTGGTGGCGTTGCCGGCGGAGCGGCTTTAGGAGCTGCAATCGGTAGCGTTATTCCTGGACTCGGAACGGTTGTCGGAGGCTTAATTGGTGCAGGAATCGGTGGTATTGCCGGCTGGTTCGGCGGAAATAAGGTCAAAGAAGACTACGAGGAGACAAAGCAGGCCGCAGAAGAAGCGGCAGCGGCAGCGGAGCTTATGGAGCAGAAATCAAAGTATGCCCTGGAAGGTTCCCGGTTTGAGAATTCCAAGCTGAAAGACGCATTCAATGACACAACAGTATCTGCAGAGAGGTTTGCCTCTATGATGCAAGAGGCGGCGTCTAAGAAAGTGCAGGACAGCTTTGGAAATATCAAATTATCCGTAAAAGAAATTAAGGATGCTGCAAAGCAGATTGTCTTCGGAGATCAGGAACAGGCATTTACGAAATTTTCAAGTGCGGCCAGTGACGCACAGAATTCTCTTGCGAATCTCCAGAGCTCAGTAAGCACAATGGATAAGTTGAATTGGAAAGCGTCACTCGGAATGAAGTTTGATGACAATGAAATATCTGAGTATATCGCAGGCGTTGACAATATGCTCTCGAGTGCATCGCAGTACCTGGAGGACAAGCACTATCAGGCGAAAGCCGCAATAGATCTGCTTGTGGAGCCGGGGAACGAAACCGACATGACTACCGGATTGAATGCCATGTATGCAGATATGCAGTCCAAGATAGAAAGCCTTGGAAAAGATCTTCATGCAAAAGTCAATGTTGCTCTTGAAGACGGAGTTATTACGCTGGATGAGCAGGATGAGATTACCAATTTACAGAATCAGATTACGGATATTACCAATCAAATCAGCCAGGCGGAGACCGAAGCAAGTTTCCAAAGCCTGAAGATTAAATATTCTGGTGCATCCCTCGATTCGGATTCTTTCGCAAATCTGGTTGCTGAAATCCAGACGAACGTTCAGGAGGCGGCTCAGTCTTATGACGATGCTTTGGAAGTTTCTCTTACAAACCTTAATCTGCAGCTACAGAGCGGTGCTATAAATCAGGAGCAGTTCGATGCACAGTTACAGGCTCTTACAGAAGGGTATCAGGCAAAGATAACTGACCTGTCCGTGAGGGTAGAGAGTTTTGAATTGCAGTCGATAGCTGATGCTTTCGGAAGTGAGCTGGACGGAATCTTACCGGATATAGAAGGAACGGTAGCTGAAAAGCTCGGAACCGCAATGCACAATGCTATGGCGGCAGGAGTTGATGTGGAGAACTGGGATGTTTCTACAGCTTCACAATGGCTCGACCTTGATGGACTTTCTGCGGAAACGCAGTCCGCTATCACCGAGTTAATGAGCCAGGTTGCAGCTTCTCTGCCTGATCAGATGAGCTCTGCACTTTCCGGAACCGATATAGACATGAGCGACAGTGTAAACAGTATGGTGAATTCATCTATTGATAATGTTGATCTGTCTGGTGCCGGAGAAACCCTTATGGGAAAAGTCAATGAAAGTATGAATGGGCTGGATATGTCTGAATCCGGAGCAGGATTGCAGGATAGTTTACAGACTTCTCTGCTGACGTCTCTTGAAAATGTGGACCTTTCCGGAGCAGGGGAAACGCTGAATGCAAAACTCGGAGAATCAATGGCTTCGCTCGATATGTCTGAGTCTGGTTCTGGACTTCAGGAAAGCATACAAAGTTCCATTACTTCTTCGATAGAGGGAGTGGATTTGACTGAGGCGGCATCCAGCTTGAATACAAGCCTTTCGGCAGCACTGTCATCGGCAGAAAGTATAGATACAACAGGATTCGCAACTGCCCTGCAGAGTAGCATTGCAGGATCTGTGCAGGGACTTGATTACTCTGGAGTTACATCAGCGGTCGGAACTGGAATATCGAATGCTATCACAGCAACCATGGGAACAATCCAAGGTGCTATTTCTACACTTTACAGTGATGTTGGAGCTGCGATAAACAGTGCTTTCGCCGCAGGTTTCACAACAACAACAACGGTTACGATCACAGTAAACTATAAGCTTGCAAATCCGACGGCTACTATCAGCTTCAGCGGCGGTGGATCCGGATCAGCAACTGTTTCAGGAAGTATTGCTTCTAATGCAAATGGAGGATTCTCTTATGGTCCAGAGCTGACATGGTGGGGAGAAGATGGTCCAGAGGTAATTATTCCTCTAGGCAGTAAACGTCGAAGGAGAGGTCTTGAGTTATGGGCACAAGCCGGACAGATACTCGGGATTCCACAGCACGCAGAAGGCGGCATGATAGGAAATCCTGCATCTGCAGCTACTTACTATGATTACACCGCACAAAATGCAATACAGGCCATTTCGGAAGAGGACAGCGATACTTCTGAACCGATTCCGACAAGTGTTCGGCATGAAGGCGAAAGTGGAACAAAAGAAGTAAAACTCAATGTGAATGTGAATCCGCAGTTTGTAATTTCAGGCGGCGGTGGACAGAGCGATGAGGATATCATGAGAATCATAAAGAGCCACTTCAAGGAGCTGGCTGATGATCTGGGCGGAGAGCTGGCAGACCGCCTCGGAGAAGTATTCTCAAATATGCCAGTGAACGCATAAGGAGGCATGGAATGGACATTTATCTTACCGAAACGGGAAGTGGAGGCAGAAGGTTTACATTTCCTAGCCTCCCGGAACGTATCAGAGTGAAAAACTCAACAAATTATCAGTCCTTCGACATTCTATCAATGGGGACTATTAAAATTCCAAAAGGAATGACACCAACTACGATTTCGTGGGAAGGTGTCTTTTTTGGTGAAGCAAAGAAGAAGGAATCTATTGTGAAAACATGGGTAAAACCTTCTGAATGCGAAAAAACGTTACAAAACTGGCAGGAAAAGGGCACCGTACTCAGGCTGATGGTGACTGGAACGAATATCAATATCGATGTTACGATCAGTTCCTTTACCTGTGAGGAAGTAGGAGGATTCGGAAACAAAGAGTACAAGATTGAGTTCATCCGGTATAAGTATCTGAAGATCTATACCACTGATGAGTTGAAGATTGTCAAATTTGTAAAGAAAACGAATACCAGACCTGCTCCGGCGGCGCCTGCAAACAAAGGTACATATACCGTAAAATCGGGAGACAACCTTTGGTCCATTGCCAGAAAATATTACGGTGGCAGCGGTTCTAACTGGAAGAAGATCTACGATGCAAACAAATCCGTCATTGAATCTACGGCGAACAGGTACCGTGGAGGGCGGGGAAGTGACTGCGGACATTGGATTTATCCGGGAACCGTACTTACCATTCCAAACTAAGGAGGTGCTGGAATGATTGATATTGCAAACGTTCAGTACCGCCTAGTGATAATGGATGAAAAAGGAAAGCAGTACAACATCAAGGATTATGTGGATGATTTGGGGTGGGAACAGGGAGAAAAAGAACTGTCCACCCGAATCTCCTTTACCACGAGGAATGAGAAGTCCACACAAGGTCTGCTGTCTTCGATAGCAAAGCTCGGATGTCTTGTTGGAATATTTGCTACGGATGGAAAAAAAGATGAAGAGGTTGCCAGGGGGTATATCACAACCTGGAAACCGAGTTATTCTTCGGACAGTGACCGGTTTGATGTGAAATGCTATGACAACCTGTATAATTTGCAGGAAAGCCAAGACAACATATATTATTCTTCCGGAATCGGAACAAAGTCGGCGATTATGAAGATATTTGACAACTGGGAGATTCCTCTCGGCTCTTACAGCGGTCCGAATGAAACCCATGCAAAGCTCGCTTACAAATCAGAAAGTCTTGCAGATGTGATTCTGGATATTCTGGATGATGCGTATAAAAAGGGCGGAACAAAATGTGTGGTTCAGGATCGAGGTGGTAAAGTGTATGTGGTTCCATATGCCAACAATAAGGTGGTTTACCACTTTGAGGCAGATAACACAAAAACAATATCCCATAAAAGAAGCACTGAGGGAATGATTACAAGGGTGAAGATCATCGGCCAGGAAGATGATGACGGAAGAAGTAGTGTTGAGGCAACGATGAACGGCAAAACAAAATATGGCGTTCGTCAAAAAATTGTAACAAGAGGAAAAGATGACAGCCTTGAAGATGCAAAGTTTTCTGCTCAGGAAATATTGGATGACAAAGGAGAGATTCAGGAAGAGATTACCGTACAGGCTCCGGATATTCCGTGGACACGGAAAGGAGATCTTGTTCATGTTACGGCCGGAACAGTAGATGGTTACTATTATGTGATCGGAATCCGGCATGATGCAGATAACAAGATTATGACACTTGACCTGCATATTCCTTATCCGGAATACGAGAAGAAGACAGCTGCTCCGAAGAAAAACTATAATGTCGGAGATATTGTCAACTTCCATGGAGGAAAGCATTATGTTTCTTCTTATCCTGGTTCTCAGGGATACAGCGTAGGACCTGGAAAGGCTAAGATTACTATTAAAAACGGTTCCGGAAAAGCGCACCCATGGCATCTTGTGACAGAAAACTGGGGACAGACGCATGTTTGGGGCTGGGTAGATGAAGGAAGTTTTGATTAGAGGAGGTGTTTTATATGGCGTTTGATAATCACGCCGGAGCGAATAAGCTTGCCAGGACGTTAAGTAATCGTATGAAAAATGAATCAAAGAGCTCTCTGGTTCTTGATTTTGGCTCAATCAATTCTGATTACAGCCTTACAACAAACACTTTCCCTGTGAAAATTCCGAAAAAAGACTACACAGTCTGCAGACATATAAGCGGAATGTCCCTTGGTACTTCTGGCGGATCTCATGGAGGACATGAGTACGGAGATGGAAGTCATTCGCATTCTATTCCGGTACCAAAGCTGAAACCTGGAGACAGAGTGCTTGTGGCGTGGATACAGAGTGAAGCGGTTGTTGTAGACGTCATAGTATCTGCAAGTTCGCTTTAGTGGAGGTGGTATTTATGGCGTCTGAAAATGCTTTATTCCCGGTAGAAGAATCTCCAGAATTCATACAGGAAAGCGAAGAACGAGATAATCAGTATCGATATACGGTCGCATGGGATGTGGAAAAAGGAGATTTCATACTGGACGGTAAAAACCGAATGGAAACTTGCAACGGTATGGAAGGTTATAAAGTGTGGTGCTGTAAAATGGCTCTCACACAGAGATATGCCTGCCTTGCATATCCGGATGAAATAGGCACCGAACTTGACGAGGCTTTGAATGAGCCGGATGAGGAGGCGGTGCAGTCGGCTTTGGAAAGGACCATAACCGAAGCCCTTATGGTAAATCCCAGGACAGAATATGTTCGAGGTTTTACTTTTGAATGGAACGGAGACAATGTCAGCTGTTCCTTTATTGTAAAAGGCATAGAAAATGAAGAATTTCAGGTAACTATATAGGAGGTGATGAGAGTGGGAATGGAATTCACACCGCCGGAGTTTATTGACAATAACACGCCGGAGGAAATTCAAAGCAGAATGATGAATGCTCTTCCTGAAGGCATAGATGATATGCCCGGTGGTTTCCCTTATGATTTTACAATGCCTACGGCGATTGAAAAATCGGAGCTGATTCAGTTCCATCTGGTCCGAACGCTTATGCTCATGTTCCCCCAGTTCGCATGGGGAGAATGGCTGGATCTTCACGCCTCGGTTGCCGGAGTGCAGAGGAAACCGCCTGGTTATGCCAGCGGAGAAGTTACCGTTACCGGAGAGGCAGGAACTGTTATCATGGAGGGATCTATATTTTGTACAGCATCCACAGATGACAGTCCTTCTCTTGAATATGCAGCAGATCATACGGTAATCATTCCGGAGGGGGGCACTGTAAAGGTGCCTGTTACTGCTGTGAATCCTGGTAAGGAATCGAATACAAAGGCAAAAACCGTTACTTTTTCTCTTACCACTATCAAAGGTCTATCAAAAGTAGAAAACGAAGATTGGATTTCTGGTGGAACAGACGAAGAAAGTGATGAGGCATTGTGGGAACGTATCGATATGGAATACAAAGCAGAAGGAGCTTCGTTCATCGGAAATGATAATGATTATGAACGGTGGGCAAAAGAGGTCACTGGAATTGGAGACTGTATCGTTATTCCTGCAAGTGAAGAGAATCCGGGTGTTGTAAAACTTGTCCTTGTGGATTCAAATGGATCGCCGGCCAACAAGGTTCTTGTTCAGGCGGTCTATGACCATATCGTATCTCCGAATGACAGGAGTAAAAGGATCCTTCCGACAGGTTGTGCAAAGCTGATTGTAGAAGCTGCTGAAACAAAGACAATCTCATATACCTGCACAGGTCTTGTTTATGATGAGACCACGGATATTGAGCAGATCTCGAAAGAGTTCAAAGAACTTGTCGCTCAGGAGTATATCGATGCGAAGAAAGATGGAATGTTGATATACAATCAGGTCCGGGCACTCATCACAGACATTCCGGGAGTATCAGATTTTGACACATTCCTTATGAACGGGAAAGAGGAAAATATTGTTCTCGGAAAAGAAGAGTATGCTGCAACTGGCGACACGAATTTCAGTTAAGGGGGAATGTTTATGAATCTTGAACAGTTTCCAACTTCTGAAACAGCAAAAAAGATGCTCAGCTATATTACCGGCAATGGATTTTATGATAATTCTTATGTCGGGAAATGGATATTCCAGGTCATGGGCGAAGAGATGGGCGATGCGAGAGCAATCATTGATGAGTTGCCTTTACAAGCATTTGTCGAAACAGCCACATGGGGACTACGGTACCATGAGGAAAAGTACGGGCTGCCGATCAGGGAAAACCTTTCTCCTGATGAAAGACGGAAAATTATCCTGGAGAAGAGAGATTTAAAGGCACCGATGAGTCCGTGGAGAATGGAGAAAATCATAAGCGGTATTCTTGGATGTACCGTTGATGTCGTTGATATAAACGAACCTGGCAGTAAAATCAGCCATCCGAATATGTTTATTGTTTATCTTGAAGGAGAAGGAGAATTCAGCCTCGGAAAAGCAGTAGAGAAATTGGATGAAGTTAAGCAGTCGCATACGTTCTATGAATTGCGTGTGAGGATTGCAAAATTTATTTTGGATGAGAAGTTTTTCTGGAAAAACATCATCCGTACAAACTTTACATGGTGGGACGCCTGCTTGGACGGGCGGGAACTTCTTGACGGAAGTATCCTGCTTGACGCAAGGCACCCGCCGTTTTTTATACCTTATTTTTCCATTATTGCGAAAAATACGGAGATCTTCAGGAGTGATGTGGTAAGAAACCGCCTGATCGGTATTGGAGAGTATGGAAATATTTCTGCGAAAGCATTTTACCGGGCCTCTGTATCGTGGTGGGATTTATGTCTTGATGGCAAGTATCTGCTCGATGGCAGCTGCATTATGAATGCAGTAAGGTCTCCGTTTTTTGGTGTTGCCTATCGCAATTCCATATCGCATGAGGAGAGCTTTTTTTATGGAAAGGCAATCCATACAGTATCTCCAATCATAAATCAGAACACAGGTCATTTTAGAGACGTACAAAGGGCAAAATTCCTTTGGACTGACTACACGATAACACTTGACGGAGAAAAAACTCTGGACGGAAGTATTTGTCTGAATCAGGATTCTCCGCCGGAAATAAGCGGAATCAGAAACAGAGCTGTGATTGAACATGAGGAGATCTTCAATGTAACGATGTATAACCCGGCCGATTCCATGTTTCTTGATGGAGCATGTATGCTGGACGGAACAAAAAAACTTAACTCTGGAAGGGAGGAATTGTGATGGCAGGAACAACTGTTACCACGAAAGCAAAAAAGAAAATGCTTCAGGCGAGGGCTGGAATTGCCCCGCTTAGCAAAATTGTAGGAATGGCGTTTGGTACCGGCGGCGTGAATACTTCTGATGTGATTGTACCGCATTCCCCGGATCAGAATGCTCTGCACAGCGAGGTGCTGAGAAAGGAAGTGGATGGATACGAGGTAGTGTCTGATACCTGTATCCGATACAAATGCACCCTCACAGAAAGCGAATTGGCAAATACATATATTTCTGAAATCGGTCTTTATGATGCAGATGGAGATATGGTTGCCATGAAAGCCTTTATGAAGAAAGGTAAGGATTCGGATATGGAGGTTGTATTCGAGTGCGAAGATACTTTCTAACGTATTTCGATATTTTGCAACTTGTTAAGCACAAAAAGTAATAGAAGATTATCATAAGGAGGTAGAATATGTCGAATTTTGATATAAGTGGCGCTGTATTCAATGACCAGCTGCGGATGTTGGAGACAACGGATCCTGCACATGCAGATATGTTCAACGCCCTGTTTGGACAGCTCATCCAGAATGATGTAGCTCTCAGAGATGCGGCCAGCATATTCGCTAAGAACAAAAATGAGCAGGCACTTTTCCTGCTGAACCTCAGAAGGACCGGAAAACGGTATGGAGTTCATTTCAACGCATACAATGTAAGCCCGGCTTCAGAAGGAACCAGACTGTATGATGCAGTTGGAAAAGTGGCTATTCCATCAACGGACACTGTAAGGAATCGAAACGATTTCGAGGGAGAGTCTGTTTTTTACGGTCTTGAAGTAAATGGATCTGTGGGAACGGATGGTGAATTCGTAGTTCAGTACATCAAAGGAATTGACAATGAATTCTCTAGAGAAGACTACGATGTGTATATCCTGTTCCTGACACAGTGGATTGAGTTGAGCATCGACGCAAACGGAGAAAACCTGGTAATCTCTGATGAAAAATTTCCCGGTTCTTTCCCGGAAGGAGCGGCAATCAGACCGGATGGAACAGTTCGACCGTTTGTGGCCATGGCTAAATACATGGCAGCAGATAATGATGACGGAGTGGCGTCTTCCATTACCGGAAGAAATGCAGAACATAATCAGGGCCACAACGCTGCTCTTACAAGATTTCATGAAAAGGGAACACAGTATTGCGGAACTACTGCACAGGATAAATCTCACATGGACAACCTTTTCCTGGTTGCGTTTGCCACAAGGAATTCACAGTCTGTAATGGCAGGATGTACTTCCTATTATTATCAGTATGCAGCGACCATACAGGAATCCGATGTTGAGAGAATTATCATCTCAAAAGCACAGGCGGCGACTCTTGTTGTTGGCTCCGTTGTTTCTATTGGAAATGCTACTGCATTAACTTCCGGAACGCCAAATATCGATCGTGGACAGTCGGGAATGCACGCAAAAGCGAATCGTGTAAAGATCGTATCCATTGAAGATTACGATGGAGAAAATAGTGCTGTGAATGTTGATAACAGTGGCCAGAAGTTTTCTACTGCATCGACAATTGTTAGTGACGTTGAATGTCCGACGTATATCAGTACAATGCCTTGGATGACTGGTGCGTGCGATAATGTTTTGGCTTCATGCGGATCTCCTGTAAGTAATACAAATGGGAAATTCCCATATATACTGTTTGGGGTTGAATTATCAATTGGATTCTGGGAACTCATTTCGAATGTGATTATGAAAATCACAAACCATGTGATGATTCCTTATATTTGTTATGACTGCACCAAATTGGCAACATCAGTTACATCTGATTATATAGCTGTTGGATATTCTGTTGCTGATGCGCAGCAGTCATATAAATATATCAGTAAACTCGGATATGATCCTGATAATCCGTCTGTTCGTCACGGGGTGGAAGTGGATGCGACAAGTTCGACTGGATATGCAGATGGACAGTACACAGAAAAACTTGATCAAGTTTCGGATACGACAAGGGCTTGGTTTTCCGGCGGCACCTTGTACAACGGGACTGGCGCCGGCCGCTTCGACGCGAACTTGGACTCCTCCCTGTCCACCGCGCACTGGACCCTTGCCGCCCGTCTTTCTGCTTCTGGACGCTGCGCCCAAAAGGCGACAGCGTAGGGGGTGAATTGCGAAGCAAGAGGGGCTCTCCCCTCAGATATTTATAACAATATAATAAGGACTCACACTACAAGTGGCTTGGTTTTCCGGCGGCAACTTGAACAACGGGACTAACGCCGGCCGCTTCTACGCGAACTTGAACAACTCCCTGTCCAACGCGAACTGGAACCATGCCGCCCGTATTTCTGAAATGGATTGCATTTTCGTAGTGTGTTTCGCCGCTCTTGAAGCGGCCCTATACAGGCTTAGGCGGAATGCCTAAAATTCTTGAACCAGCATCGGCTGTCAGGCACCTGGCAGCCGGCTCCGTGACGAATAGGGCATGGATGGGGGTTAGTAGTAAAACCGAAAGCCCTTGAATACAGAAAGAAAGAGGACTGGTTGTGAAAACGTATTGTAAAAGAAAGGATGTATCAGACGTTGCTTTTGTAAAGGAAAGTATCAGCGAATTCCTCCTTGACAGGCTGGATAAGAGTAATGTGGCGAAATTATTCGCATATTACAATGGAATCAGTAACACGAAATCAAGAAAATGTATCAATGATTCCAAGGAGTTTGTGGAAGGTACTATTGAATGTATAGCTGCAGACATTTCCGAAAATATCCGGAACAGGACCGTTGTTGATCATATCCTCTTGGTCACTCCGAATGAACCACTTGTAAAGTATGTGGAAATTGTGGATGGATTGAGTGGAAAGAAACGGGAATTGGGGATAGAAAAGCTGATATTCCAGCTGTATGAAACGATTATACGGGATGCTACAAAAGAGATGTTTGAGGCAAAGATCGGTGAGTACCAGGTAGCCTCCATAAAAGGCAGGGGGCAGTCTTATGGAAAGAAGCACATAAAACGATGGATTTCTTCGGATCCGGAAGGAACGAAGTATTGCGGAAAAGCGGACGTCCAAAAGTGTTATCCGAGTATGCCTCACGATAAACTGAAGGCTCTGTTACATAGAGATCTCCGGAAGTCTGATATGCTTCTATATCTTTTCGATACGATTATTTATTTGTATGACTATGCGAATGAGCTGCTTGGACGTAATGACTGCTTGGGAAAAGGTATTCTCATCGGTTCCCCGGTGTCAAAAGATCTTTGCAACTATTATATGTCATACCTGTATCACTATATCAATGAAAAGCTATTTGAAAAAACCGTTCGCCGAGGAAAAGAGAAATTAACGAGGCTCGTTTCTCATGTCATGATTTATATGGATGACATCGTGGTGTTCGGAGGAAACAAGAAGCATATACACAAAGCAATGGAAATGATTGTGGCATTCACAAGGGATTTCCTGGGCCTCGTAATAAAGCCTACATGGCAGAAATTCTTGGTAAGCTATAAAACGAACCAAGGAAAAACAAAGGGCAGAAATCTCGATTTTATGGGGTTTGTGTTCTGCGGCATGGAGGCATTTTACCGCATATATGACGGAACAAAGAAGAGGTTGAAGCGTGTAAAGGTTATTGTTCGTGACAGCATTTTCCTAAGAGGGAGAAGAAAATTCTCTAAACTTATAAAGAAAATTAAAAATAGGAGGACTGTGTCGAAACATTATGCCATGTCCCTCCTTGCATACCATGGATGGATTAAAAATACGGATTCTTTTCAGTTCCAGTCATCTGTCATGTGGAAAGAAATTATTGGTATCGCAAGGAATATTGTGAGTAGAAGTGAAAAAGGAAAGCCATATACTTGCGATAAGTATTATCAGAAATGGAGGACATTATATGCATAAAACGAACAGCCCTGTTCCGCAGGGAAGAATTACCTATGTTATTCTGCCGGACGGATCGGCGGACATCTGGATTCGTTCAAATGAGGTTGAGTTACCGGAAACCGAGGAAGGACCGGGAGGATATGAGGCTGATGAGGTTTATTGTAAGATCTCTTCTGCAGAGATTGCTCCGGAATCTGAGATTGAGGCCGATGTGGATTTTTGGTTTGAAAATCTGAAAGATCTTGAAGAAGGAGCAAACGCAGATTTCCTTGCAAAAGAGAATTATCGTTCTGTTGTTAGAAGTGCTATTTCAGCTGCCTGTGAACACACTATTTATGAAGGTGTCGATGTAGAGCTGAGCACCGGAGTGGAGCATTTCTCTCTTACGAGTACCGATCAGACGAACCTTTTCGGAAAACAGGCAGAGCTTTCTGCTGGTGCTGAGAAATGCGCATACCATAGAGATGCGGATGAAACAGGTACAAAACCTTGTGTTTACTACCCGGCGGCAGATATGCAGAAAATCATTGCTACTGCCATGGCGTTTGTTACCTACAACACCACATACTGCAATAGTATGTTCGTTTGGCTTGATAATTTGACCAAGGCTTCTGAAATGGCGGCACTTTTTTATGGTGCAGATATTCCGGAGGAGTATCAGTCGGAAGTCCTTTCCGACTATTTGAGCCAGATTGGAGCATAGTATGAAGGCGTTATTAAAGTATCTCTTCCTGTTCATCGTAGGCGGCATTATTTATTTCTGCATTGAAACACTTTGGAGAGGATACAGCCATTGGGCGATGATCGGCGTCGGAGGCGTATGTTTCATTCTCTGTGGTCTGCTCAATGAAGTGTTTAAGTGGGATACTGTAATATGGAAACAGATGCTCATATGCAGCATAATCATAACGGCCGTAGAGTTTACAAGCGGTCTGATTCTGAATGTGTGGCTCGGTCTTGGAATATGGGACTACAGCAATATGCCGTTTAACATCCTCGGCCAGATCTGCTTACCATTCACTTTGCTGTGGTATGTACTATCTGCTCCGGCGATTATCCTTGATGATTATCTGAGATATTGGATTTTCGGGGAAGAGAAACCACATTATATTTGGAGGATGCAGTAATGCAAGAACACGATACCGATCTCCTTGAAATTTTAAACACATATATGGACCTTGCGGAAAAGCAGGAAGAAGTTATATACCGGCTGACACAGATTGTGAAGAAGCAGGCGAACGAACTCAGTCATATTAGAAGCCTGTATGGATTTTTCCAAGAAGAAACACCGCAGGATATTGAGGATGAAAACCTTGCGAAAGAGGCATTAAGTCAATATGAAGAAATGAAACAAGGAGACTTTTAAAGAGCTGAACAGGCTCTTTTTTTAATGGAGGGATTGCTATGAACAATCCGAGAGACAGACCGCACCCAGTAACACATCAAATATGGGAGAGATAAATGATGGATGCTTTTTTAGAATTATTTGGCTCATATACAATATTCGGATTGAGTATATACAAGTGGTTTCTCATTGGAGGAGCCACTATTTTTATATACAAAACGGTAATTCGCAAAGTATATAGAAAGATTAAAAGTGCATATGAGCTGTACGAGGAAAAAGAAAAAATGCTTCAAAAAGCATTGGAACAGATTGACCGTTATCCGGAATGGAGGCAGCAGAGCATAGACATACGGAGTGAACTTAGTGAGTCAATCAGAAAGCTGGAAAATAAGATTGACCGGATGAATGGTTCAATCGGTGATTTAAAAAAATCAAGCAGTGAGGGAATGGCCTATACATGGAGATATAGGATTTTAAGGTTTGATGATGAAATCCGGCATGATGAGAAACACACGAAAGAGCATTTCGACCAGATTATGGATGATATTACAAAATATGAGCTATATTGTGCCTCTCATCCAGATTTCCCGAATAACAAAGCAGTATTTGCAATTAAAAACATCAAAAGAGTGTATCAGAAATGCACAGATGAAAGGAATTTTTTGTAAGGAGGAATTTTTATGGAATTATTAAACTTTTTGAAACAGGTACCATTACCGATCCTGATTTTGGTTATCCTTGTTCTCGTCATTGTAACCATTGTGATTGCGATTCAGTACATGAAGGCGAAAGGATTAGACGGAATACGTGCAGATGTATATCAGCTGATCCTGAAAGCTGAGCACATGTATAATGAATCCGGAGCTGGAAAACAGAAATTTGAGTGGGTTATCCAGCAGGCACGAGGTCTTTTGCCTAAGTGGTTACAGGTACTTATTCCTGAAAATGCACTGAAGAAAGTTATTCAGAAGTGGTTTATTGGAGTAAAAGATCTTCTGGATGACGGAAAGGTAAATGGTTCTCAGGAAAATCAGAATAATTGAAATGAGCCCCGGCATTGTCCGGGGCATTTTTGGAAGGTGTTACGATGAAAAAAATCAAAAAGGCTCTTCTTTCGATTCTGGCCGCTGCTCTTATTTTGACCTGCACAACTGCAGTTGCGGTTATTGCATTGCCGGCAGATCATACGGCAGAAACAAAAGAGGAACCTGAAATAGAAACGTCTCCTAAACCGCTTGTGATCAATATACCGAAAGAACAGTTCGGGAAAATCATTATTTATTTGGATGAAGAGGTTCTGTATGAGTACGAAGGTCCGATAAAAGTGGAAAGATCTGCGGGGGAGTATAAAGTCGAAGTCCATACAGGAACCTGTTCCTGCTTCGATGATAACGATAATAACACTACAGAATGGTGAGGTGCAAATACATGAAAAAAGGTATTGATATTTCATACTGGCAGGGAAACATTGACTTCTCAAAAGTGGCAAAAAATGTGGATTTCGTTATCCTCAGAGAAGGGTATAGAAAGACTGTGGATCCGAAGTTCATGGAATATGTGAACGGATGCAAGAAAAACGGCATCCCGATTAAGGGCGTTTATCATTTTTGCTATGCAACATCCGCGGCCGGAGCAAGAGAAGAAGCTGCAGTGTGTATGGAAAATATCAAGAAAGCAGGTCTTGGAAAAGATGTTATCGTTTTCTTTGATTTTGAATATGACACGGTAGAAAAAGCTGCTGCCCAGGGAGTAAAGCTCGGAAAATCAGAGTGTATCCTGTTCACAAAGGAATTCTGCACTTATGTAGAGTCTCAGGGATATACTCCGGGAATTTACTCGAATCTTGATTACTACAGAAATATGTATGAACCGGATTTGATTAAAAAATATGTGTTCTGGCTGGCTGATTATTCCGGAGAAGCTGATGTGCCTTGTGCTTATCATCAGTACACGAACAAAGGAAAGGTTCCGGGAATCAACGGAGACATAGACATGGATTATTTTTACGATACAGAAAATAAGGAGGATGGAAATATGGGAAGAACAGCCCAGGATTATTTGAATGTATGGCGCAGCTGGCTTGGATTCAGCGAGGCAAATGGAAAGTTCAAGCAGATTATCGACCTGTATAACAGTCACAAGCCTTTGGCGAGAGGCTATGCAGTGCAGTACAGAGATGAGTGGTGTGATACGACCGTATCTGCAGCAGCAATCGCGGCTGGAATGGTTGACCTGATCGGTACAGAGTGCGGATGCGAAGAGCATGTTAAGATCTTCAAGGCAAAAGGAATCTGGATTGAGGATGGAACAATCGTTCCGAAACCTGGATATATCATTTTGCATAACTGGGATCAGGGATATCAGCCGAATGACGGATATTCCGATCATATCGGCGTAGTTGAATCTGTGTCCAATGGACAGATTACTTGTATTGAGGGTAACAAAGGAGAAGCTGTTGCGAGACGAGTTCTTTCTGTTGGAAATGGAAATATCAGAGGATATGCTGTTCCGAAGTACGATAGCCAGGGAACTGCTCCGTCCAACCCTCCGGCCGGAGGAAATTCTGGAAATTCCGGCGGTGGTACAGATCTCAACAGAACTCCTCAGTGGACAGGTACTGTGAATACTGGTTCTTTGAATGTAAGAACATGGGCCGGTACAGAAAACGCAAACCTGAAATCTTATCCTACCATTTCCCAGGGAACGAAAGTCGGAGTATGCGATACAGTAAAGGATAAGGACGGGGATCCTTGGTACTATGTAAAAATCAGCGGTTCACAGGGTGATAAATACGGATTCGTATCTGCTGCGTATATTACTAAGATGTCAACCAGTAAGCCGTCCGGAGATACCACATTGAAAGATGATGGAGTTATTACGAAAACTCCTCAGTGGACGGGAAAGGTTACCGCAGACGTTCTGAATGTTCGTAGCTGGGCCGGTACCAACAATCCACTCATTAAATCCTGGCCGAAACTCTCAATGGGAAATCTGGTCGATGTATGTGATGTTGTTAATGCGGCAGATGGATCGAGATGGTATTACATCAGAATTGACGGAAGAATCTATGGATTTGTTCATTCTGCATATATCGCAAAGGCATAATCCGGCGCCTAAAATCGTTTTCTGTCTTGCCTGCTTTTACTTAATGAAAAAAGTAGAATATTGTAGAAGATTGTGATATGATTACATTGCTGCCGAACCTCCAGCAGAAAGGAGGTGGTGCCCTGTGGAAGAAATTTTTACCGCATTTCTTATCTCTGTTATAGCAGGTGTAGTTAGCTACTACATATGCAAATGGCTGGACGGAGATAAATAGGCAGCGACAGCCTAAACGGATTGGCTCACCGTAACGAGCAAGAAAACCTCCAGAGCTGGCACTCTGGAGGTTTTCGTTTTACCCTATGGAATTTTACCGCATTCCTTAGCTATAAATATAATATGCCATATCTTTTAAAAAGTCAACCTTGAAATCTTTCATTTATTTCTATAGAACCCCCCATGAATTGTCTATTAGTATAACACAAAACGATATAATCTAACAATTTCCGTCTTAAATTACCATTATATGGTAAGTTAAAACGGAAGGAGCAATGGCGAATGATAAAGATTTTACTGTCGAAAAAGCTTGGAGAGCTGAGACTGACACAAGCAGATCTGGCGCGAGCGACCGGAATACGCCCAAACACTATTAACGAATTGTACCACGAGCTTGCTGAGCGGGTAAACCTGGAGCATCTTGATCTGATATGCGAGGCGCTCGACTGCGAGCTGGATGAATTGATTGTGCGGATACCGAACAGAGAATCTAACATCACTCACACCAGACGGGGAAACTTGAAAGCCGTCCAAGGAAAAAGCCGCTGCAACGGCTGAGAGATCTGAAGAAGAGAGGATTATCCCCTCTCTTTTTTCAGTTCATCGTTATTTGTAAGCATTGAATCTATGAGAAATTCGTAGTCCAATTTGAAATCAAGATACCCTTTATAAACGGTATCCACATACCTCTCGCTTGGTCTTCCTGGCTTCGCTCCGTTGAACATAATATAAACCATTGCCTTTATTCTGGAACCGTCCTGTAGGGTTACATAGACGTTCTGTTTATAATAAAATCTTGGGTACCCCTCATATATATCAAGATTTTTTTCGTCTGTTTCACTGATGCTCCACACAGCGACAGGTACTCGGTATCCTTTTTTCCTGCGTATTGTGGCATATGCTCCAGTTTTGCTACCTCTGTATATCAATTCCCAATTCTCCAGATAGCCGGTATATACCGGCTTTGCATCTGGACATCTGTGGCTCATCTGTTCCTTATTCAAATTACTTCCGTAAGCTACATATAATTTCATAATGAATACCTCCTGTATTAAGCTGCCGCTGATGTGGCGTTTTCCTTGAGTTGCTTCATCATGTGAAGCCGACAGGTTTTAAATTCATCACCATATAACCCAAGGCGATTTGTTAAGATGTGATACATCAAAGTTACTTTCTTATCTGCAGAGTATCCGGAAACGCTTCTGAATACAATTTTGTCATTGGACTCTATCGCCCATGCAGACATGGCGAGGCAAAACTGAATATATGCTTTGATCCGGCCGGCGTGTAATGTACTGTTGAAAAGTCTGAATTCCACGGTTCCTTTTGAGAAAAAGCTATGAAGATTAAGTGCGTGGTATTTTGTTTCATTGTAATGGCTATGGTTTACACCGCCCCAATAGTGATCATTCGCTTCGCTGTACCAAATTTGCTCTGCTTTATCTTTTGTGAGGTCAGATTCTTTCTTCATGGTATCGTAAAGGCTTTTGCAGATCGGCTTACACCAGCGGTCTTTTCTTGCTCCGATGTTCAAGGCTTCGTAAATGATTTCCTGGCGGGAGAGCATGAAGTTTACCATTCTGCGAAGTGATGTTGCTGTATGGTTTGCTCCGTCAATATGAATGTGAATACCGCAACTGCTATGAGGCACCCCTCCGATTTCTTTAAACTTCCGGATGATGTTCTGCAAAGTTTCGATGTCTTCGTATTTAAGAGGAGGAGTAACAAATTCAACTCTGTACTCATCCGTATTTGCAGATCCGACATTCATCTTTGGTGTAATGGAACTGTCTCTCATGACTTTCCATTGTCTTCTGTGAGAATCCTTGATTACTCTTGTGCGGTAACAGTCATTTCTCGGACCGGAAATAGTTCCTCCAACAACTTCTCTTACTGCATTTGCAGCCATCTCTCTGGTGATTCCTGTGAATTCTACTTCAACTCCGAATTTCTGGTTTTTTAAAAGTTCTGACATATCATGTTCCTCCTTGATTTTACATTCGCCGTCCGCCGAATGTATGTTCTTGTTTTCTATGGTTGTATATTAACATATGTACACGGTACGTCAATACTTTTTCGGAATAAATTTCTGCAAATACAGAAATAAATTTGACAAAAGCGGAAAAATAAACTATAATAAGGAAAAAGAAGATAAGGAGGAATCGTTATGCTTTCGTACAATCCTTTGTGGAAGACTTTGATAGATAAGAATATGAAGAAAATGGATCTGAAGGAGCTAGCAGGAATAAGCAATACTACTTTGGCGAAACTTGGAAAGAATGGCCATGTAAGCACAGAGATTATCTGCAAGATCTGTGAGGCACTTAATTGTGGGATTGGAGATGTAATTGAGATTGTGCATCCGGAAGAAGAGTGATATAATATGAAGAAAATATGTAATAGAAAAAATAAAATGTTTGGTGATGTTATTTTGATGTTAGAAAAATATGTAATAAAAAAAATAAAGGAAATAAAAACAAAAACGTACAACAAAATCATAATAAAAAGTAATGAATGTACCTATGAATGACTCCGCGTTATTGAGTTTGAATAAGCAAAAATGCTTAGTAAACCCAGCGTTTATGCGGGTTTGCAGCATTTTTAAAAGTCTTTTG